TAAGCAATGCGTTTATCTGTTCGGGCTGCAATTCGTATCTGGTCGGCAATGTAAGCAGCTGTAGAGGACGATGTGTCGAAATCAGCATCGATATCGATAGCGCGGACATACCCTGAATCAGGGTCAGGGTTATGATCGCTCTTTCGGGTTGAATGCCGGGCATCTCCGATTGTGCCGTCAGAGTTACGCTTTCGGTCAGGATAAGCATCGTCTGCCTGTTCTCTTAATTGAACAACCGACTTAGATAGTTTTGGTTTCATCCAAGTAGGAGGCGAGCCTCATCCTCAGTAATACCTAACTTAGCCAGGAGAGCAGCTTTATCATTAGCAGCATCAGTTTTTTTCTGCTGCTCTAAAGCCTTCACGATTGGAATAGTGTCATTAATCTGCTTATGAGTAGGTTCATCGCCTGTGAGTTTGATAAATACCAAAGTATCTAAATCATCCTCGGAGATACTGAACTCGCTGGCTGGATCTAAATGACGAATTGCCTTGCTGATCCAAAACATTTTTTCATCGATTGTCATAGTCATTAGAACAACACCTCAATTAGAATAAGAGTGGATTTTGAACTTGATGGTTGCCAAGTCATATCTGTCGAATCATAACTTGCACCTTGTACCTTGTAGGTTGTTGCACTTGTTGTTGCTGGATCATCATAATCAATAAGACTAATTGTTCCGCCTAGGCTTTTTGCAGCTGTATTTGAAGCCAAATAAAAGTAACCCGCTGATGCAGCAGGCTTATTAACAATGTTTGTTGCACCACGCAATAAAGCTGCTTTTGCTCCAACATCATTTGTTGCAGAAGTTGTATTTACGGTGTAAGAGGCTTGTGCTAATACTATGATTCTTGATGATGCACTAGATGGAGTAATAGTTGCAGATAAACCAATGTCAGTTAATGTTGTTGTATTTGTTCCGGTTGCTGTGCTTGTCTCACCAAATATAACCTGCTTGATCGCACCACTTGGCGCTGCAACCCATGCTGGAATTCCTGCTGCAATACCCAAAACCTGACCGGCTGTGCCAATTCCCAAACGCGCAGGTGTTGAACCGCTTGATGAATAAATTGTGTCGCCGGTTGTTGTCATTGGGTTAGTCATGCCAGCAGAATCTGCAGACCATACAAAATCCATATTAGTATTAGAGTTCTTTTTTAGTACTTGACCAGTAGTACCGCCTAAAAGATCGCCCATTGACGTATCGATAGCGTTAGCCAAAGTTCGGATAGCAGCTGCCCCGTCTTTTACGAGGTCTGTGTCGTCCGGTTCTTCCCAGCCAAACAAGGGACTTGTTGCCATTTATTGCTCCTTTTATCAGGCTACTATTGTAGCGTCAATCCATTCTAGGGTAGGGCTTAATGTGTTCCATGTCTCGGCTCCTGAGACTCCGTTCCAGCGTGTGGACTGGATTGAGTAAGCAGTAGGCGAAACCGTAAGAGTTAAGTTCAAAGAGTTATAACCAGCGCTAAAAGTCCATCCTTCGACAAAGCCCTGGAATTGACCATTAGTTATGTTTGCAGGTAGATCTGTGATATTTACAGGCATACCCATAAAGACGTTTAATAATGAATCTCGATCTGTGTCATCGATCTCTGGGTTGGAAATTGGAAATGTGATGGACTTAAACTGAGGTTGAGGAAAGGCTCTTAAACCTAGATAAAAGTTAGCCTGAGCAGTTGCATCAGCTGCATTGTGCAAAGAAGTTGTAATCTCATAAGCCTGTTGCCCATAGATTCCAATTGACTCGGCATTAGATGCAGATTGCTTATCTCCATTGCGGTAGATAATTGTCACGTTATTGCGGACATCGCCTGAACGCTTTGAAGTACGAATCCCGCGAGCCAAAGCATGATTACCTGTTAGATCGACGTAACCATTAGTTGCTAGATAAGAATTGCGATGAGTACTGTCCGCATAACATATTCTGCCCTGTGAATCCTCGTAAATGGTGCCAAGTCCAGAAGTAGCCAAAGAGGATACAAGACTGTAAATGTCAGTTAGATTAGTTGTACGCGCTGCTAATTCGTAATCACCTGGACGATCAATTTCGCCAAGCCCGGAATTGCCAGCACCATTCCAGGTTATTGTTGGAGTGTAGCCAGCCCAGGTTTCAGCAGCTGGTACTTCATTCCAAGTATCTAACAATACCTCACTAAGAATCGTGTAAATCTGATCGCCATCTTCGTCTTTGCTTAAAACACCGTTTGTAAGGGTTTTAGGCAGTTTAGACAAAGCACCCAAGGCAACTACACGGATAGACTCTGAAATGGTCGTAGATGAGGCTTGAGTGACTTCTACATCGATGTCAGTAACATAGCCACCAAAGAGATTTACAAAAGTGCCAGATGAATCTTTAACTTTAATATTGATCTGGTCATTGACATCAATAATGATAGGTGACTGGTCAAGGTTAATAATCTCAACATTGCAATAACCAGCATAAGGTTGAGAATAGATGTCTTGGCGACCAGAGGTAATGGTCATGTTGGCAAGAGTTAGATTGGTGTAATCGCCTCCACCATTTATCGTTACTTGCCATTCTGGAGTCCATTGGCTCATTAAGCAATAACCAATCCGTTAGCACCGCCGGTGCCTCGGTAACTTGAGTCATTAAGCACCTTGATAATTGTTCGGGCTGTTCCCTCTGGATCGATTGCGCCTGAGACGTTAATTGATGCGATGTAATTCTGGTAAGCATTAGGAGATGGATCTCCAGCAGATGCGTTATAACCTTGTCCAGCCTTGACGATGCCAGCATCCATCAATTCCTGTAAACGACGTGAATACTCAATCGGAGATAGTGCTTGAGGGTCTAAGCCAAAAAATGAGTTTAATCCAGCATTAGATGATGGTCCTTCAAATGCTGTAGTGCCAAAGTCCAAACCACTTGGAGCAACTGCACCGAATGATCCACCAGCCTTAAGTCCCTTGCTATTGTCTCCACCAAATAATCCACCAATAGCGCCAACAATCGGATTGTTCTTAATAAAATCAACTATGTTTTTAAGTCCGTTGTAAGCCTTGGTAATTAAGCCAACAAAGGTTGAGAAGGAATTAACAAGAGCTGCGATTACGCTACCGATTGCTTGAAAGGCTAACTTGAGAGCGCCACCAACAAAAGGTGCTAAATATGTCTTGCTAAACTCCCAAAACTCTTTCATAAATCCAATCAGCGGTTTCAATTCCTCTGAGTTGTCTGAGAATGACTTTGAGACCTTATCAAATGCTGATTTAATTCCATCAACAACCGGAGTAAAGAAGTTCTTAAGGAAAGACCAAATCTCTTTGAAAGTTGGAATTAGATCGTTAGAAATAAAGTCATTGACCTTAGTAAAGATTGGAAATAGATTTTCTGAAAGTGATGTGACTAAAGGAGTAATGCCATCAAGAATGTAAGAGCCGACTGTCTCCTTGGCTTCATCAAATGCTGTTGTAAGTCTAAGCATCTTGCCTTGGAAAGTATCGGCTTGGGCTGAGGCTTGATCTTTGAAGGTTGTTGCAAGAGCAGCAGCAGCTGCATCAAAGTCTTTTGATTTGATAATCGAATCATCTATGCCTACGCCTAAGCGCTTAAGCGCTCCTAGATTGCCATCATAGGCTTTACCTAAAGCCTCAGAAACTGCTGAAAGTTCTTTGCCTGTACCTGCTGAAATATCTAAAGCAAGTGCCTGTAACTTTTGAGCTGCTGTAACATCCTTTGTACTTCTCAGCAACCTATCAAAACTCGGACGCAATTCATCATCGGTTTTACCAGTTAAAAGAGAAGTTTTAAGAATCTGATCCTCAACCGCTTTAATCTGATCCTCAGTTGCGCCAGTAACATTTTTAAGAGTTGTGGCTAATTTGGCTTGGGCTGCTTCATCCTCGATGGCAGCTTTAACGCCTTCAACTGCTAACTTGCCAGCATAAGCAATAGCAGCTGCTCCGGCAGCAGCAAATGCCAAGCCAGCCTTCTTGCTAAAGTCACCTAATTTATCGCCAAAGGATTGAACATCTTTTGTGCCAGTATCAAGATTCTTTCTAAGATTATCGACATCGGCAAGGATTGATAACTTTAATGTTCTGCTACCACTTGCCATTAGTCATACTCCTTTAAGATACGATTAAATGCTTCTTCCCATTGACGAACCAACTGAGGCTGAATCTGACGCAATGTCGGATAAATGAAATATCCGGCGTTGCCTCTGCCTTGTGTTGGCGTACGCTTTGGGAACTGCTTAAATCTGTTTGAACCAAACTCCATACCAGTCCAGAGGGTTTGAGTTGTTGCTCCACCGCTAAACCGTTGTGAAGCAAATCCATAACTGAACTCACCCACTTTAGAGGACTTACTAATTCTTACACCGCTTGCAATGCGATTGGCTGCTACACCTGAAACAGTACGACCAGCAGCAGCTTGTTTGATCTTGTCAGATGCAAACTCTGCTAATGCAGATGATTCACGTTTTGCAACATCAACTGCCTCATCAGACATAGCCTTAAAGGCTCCTATAACTGAGCGCAATTCCTTACGATCGTAAGAGATTGCCTCCTCAGCCATTTCGTTCCTCCAAAACTTCGATTGCCGTGAGAATGTCCTCGGCAGTTTCCCACTCTCGCATTGGGATGCCGGTCATGATTGCTAACTCGACTAGGAGTCGGCTGACACTTCCTCGGCTATGGCTTTTGGGTTATCATCGCCGACTTCAATATCAACGATTGATTCCATCCAGGCTTCCAGAGGTTTAACTGGTTTACCTGCTGCTTCACGCTTCATAGCGCTATGAGCAACAAATAACAAATCAAACATTCCAGAAAACTGAGCAATGGATTTCTTTTGAGCCATTTCCCACTTTGCAAAGTCAGGCGGATAAGCAACGTAGGTTGCTTGATCCCCAGACGCGTATGTAATTTTTATATCTTTTTTCATCTTTGCTCCCGTTGTTTAGATGTTTAGAAAGTTTCGGCAGGTGTGCCGACTACTGTAAGTGTCCAAGAATCTGTCTGTGCTCCTGGAGCAGCTCCACCGACTGATGGGAATACTGGCAAGATGTTACAAGCAAATACTGCGCCTGTAGCAGCTGTCAGTGATACTGCAAGAGTTGTGTTTGGTGCTGATTCAGCAGCAGTCCACATTGCTTCAAATAGTGATGATGCTGCACCCCAGTCGGCAAGTAACTCAATATTGAGTGTCCATTGATCGTCTGTGTGCTTGTAAGCCTTGCCATCTAGTGTTTGGTACACGTCGATTGTTGGGCTGTTTACAAGAGTCACGCTAGTTGTCTGAGCATCGTAATTAACTGTTGCGATGGTTAGAACGAGGTCGCGACCCGTAATGACTGTAGTTGGCATTATTGGTTCTCCTTATGCTGTCTGCGTATACCAGGTGGATACGCGTATGTCCGCGACTAGCAAGTTACTAGCGCCTACTTGTGTGACTGTTGGTCGATCAACCACTTGAACTTCATATCCATTTGGTATGACCGCCACAACGCTTGTTATGAGCTGCTCGATGTTATCAAGCGATGCCGGGTTGCTGTTGTAAGCAACGCAGCAGGTAATAGTGTAATTAAGTTTGCATCGAAAGGTGCTCTTGCCAATAGTCTCAAACTCCATATAAGGAGAATCCGGAACGACTACGACCGCAGGTGCTGGGATCTGCTCTGGGACGTAACTAAATACGTTTGCAGCAACGCCAGATAATGCGGTAGCAAGAGGAGTACGAACTGCTGAAAGAATAGTGCTTGGCATTATTGAGCCATCGTTTCAACATCGATGTATGGTCCAAGTAAACCGACCACACGATTAAACAAGCTGCGTCCCATACGATAAGGAGACGGAGCGAAATCTACGCCTTCAATCTGTCCGCCTGGAGCAGTACGAGATTGAAATACTTCAACTGAAACTACAATGATTGCTGATTCGACCGCGCTAACTCCAACATACGTTGAAGCGCCTGTAAGTGTTGCGGATCCGCTAGGAATGACGTTGCGTTCGAGGACATCGGCATTAGTGATGTTTGCTGTAAATGTGTACGCATCGACATCAGCATTGACTGTTCGAGTGCCGTTAAATGGTGTTCCGCATCCAGCGATGACAACTGATTGTCCTTCGGTAAACTCATGGACACCTACTGTCTGAAAGGTTGCGACATTATCAGTCAGCGAAACCTTTTCGATTGGAGCTGCAAAAGTTGTAAGCAAAGGCAAGATAACTGCCTCAGATGTATCGATGATGTCATCAAGATATGCATCATTGTAAAGAGCAGACGAAACACCAAGCACGGTTCTCAACTGTGTTGCTGTGATAATACTTGGCATTTCGTCCTCTCTAAACTACTGCCGGGGAGATCGGGAGCAACCCCCCCGGCATGATTAAGTTGTTGCTTATACGTTCTGGTTTAGTGTGAACGCACCGCCAGCAGTCAAAGTAACTGCTGAGCCATAGCCGTAATAACCAACTTCAACCTGACCTGTACCAACAATGTTAGTAC